GGCATGACAGATCGATATGCGTTGAAACTTTACGAGCAGCTGATCGGCCCTTCGCCGCTGCCGCAGGAGATGGTGACATGAGTGACGTTCAGGGTTTTGTGCATCCCAAGTTCGAAGCCGTGCGCGGCGCCTTTGCGGCAGCCTTGGCGCGGGGCGATGATCTGGGCGCCAGTTTCGCCGCCACGATTGATGGCGAGCCGGTGATCGATCTGTGGGGCGGCTGGGCCGATGCCGGACAGACGCGGCCGTGGGAAAAGGACAGTATCGTCAACGTCTATTCCACCACCAAGACGATGACGGCGCTCACCGCGCTGTGGCTGGCCGATCAGGGTGCCCTGAAGTTCGAGGAGAAGGTGGCGCATTACTGGCCGGAATTCGCCGCGAACGGCAAGGCAGACGTGACCGTGGCGCAGTTGATGAGCCACAGCGCCGGCCTGTCGGGCTTTCACGAGCCGATGCAGCCGGCCGATCTCTATGACTGGGATCTGGTGACGAGCCGTCTCGCCGCCCAGGCGCCCTTCTGGGAACCGGGCACGGCGCCGGGCTATCACGCGGTGACACAAGGCTATCTGGTGGGGGAAGTGGTGCGGCGCATCACCGGCAAATCGCTGGGCACGGTGTTTGCCGAACAGCTCGCCGGGCCGCTGGGGGCCGATTTTCACATCGGGCTGGACGCCGTTCACGACAGCCGCGTCGCTGATCTGGTGCCGCCGCCGCAGGGCGCCAGCATCAGCGACGGGCCGCAATCACCGCTGGCCAAGAACATGGCGACCAATCCGCCGATCAATCCGCTCGATACGCGCACGCGGGCGTGGCGGGCCGCCGAAATTCCGGCAGCGGGCGGCCATGGCAATGCGCGATCGGTTGCGGCGGTGCAGACGCTCATGGCCAATGGCGGTGTGGCGGGTGGCAAGCGTCTGCTGAGCGAAGCCGGGGTGAGACGCGCGCTGGAACTGCAGATCGAAGGGCACGACCAGGTGCTCAACATGCCGGTGCGATACGGCATGGGCTATGGCCTGGCCGGTCCGACGCGGCCGATGCCCAATCCCAACACGGTGTTCTGGGGCGGTTATGGCGGCAGCCTGGTGGTGTGCGACATGGATGCGCGGCTGTGCATGAGTTACGTGATGAACAAGATGGCCGGCACCACGGTGGGCGACATGCGCGCCGGCCTGCTGATGGCCGGCGTGTGGGGAGCCTTGATGGCATGAAGCGGGTATGGATCGCAGCGGCATTGCTGGCAGCGCCCGCCGCTGCGGCGGAGGATCCGCACACGCTGGCGCTGGCCGCCGGATACAAGGCAGCCTTCCTGTGTTCCGGGCGCTGGAATGCCGGGCAGGGCGAGGCCGCCATCACCCGCGACGACCTGACCGGCATCTATCGCGAGTATCAAGAGGCAGTGACGGCGCTGCCGGCCACGATCGACGAGCAGTCGCGAACCGTATCGGTGAAGTTTGCCAACGCCATGCCGCCGCGCATCGCTGTCTGGCGGCCATTGCTGGGCTGTGTGCAACTGCCGCCCGGGGCCACCGCCGCCGCCGATGTGCCGCGACTGGTGCCAGGGCTGACGCCGCCCGACCTGGCCGCGATGGATGCAAAGCCGTGGCCGCTGGGCGATGCGGGCGCAGTGCAGCCGTTGAAGCGCAAGCGTGATCGCGCGGCGCTGGAGGCCGTGGTTGCCAAGGCCTTTGACAGCGATCGCACCACAGCGGTGATCGTGCTGAAGGACGGCAAGATCATCGCCGAGCGCTATCGCACCGACTGGACAATGCACACGCCGCAACGCACCTGGAGCGTGGCCAAGTCGCTGACCGCCACCCTGGTGGGCCGGGCAGTGCAATTGGGGCAGGTGGACGTGACGCAGCCGGCCCCGGTGCCGCAGTGGCAAACGCCCAAGGGAAGCGTTGCCGATCCGCGCGCTGCCATCAGCTGGAGCCAGTTGCTGCGCATGAAGAGCGGCCTGTGGACGGCGGGGCCGGGCAACCGCACCGACGAAGTCTATCTGGGCGGGGCGCTGGTGGCCGAAACCGCGCCGGCGATGCCGCTGGAACATGCGCCCGGCACGCATTTCAATTACAGCAACAATGATATCATGCTGGCGGCGTTGGCCCTGTCGCGCGTGGTGGCAGCAAAGGAGGGAGCGGGGGAGGGCGGCAGCCATGCCGCGCTGGCCTTCCCGTTCACCGAGCTGCTGTGGCCGCTGGGCATGACCCGCACCACACCGGAAACGGACTGGCGCGGCGATTTCGTGCTGTCCAGCCAGGTGTGGATGACGGCGCGCGATCTGGCCCGGCTGGCGCTGCTCTATCAGAACGGCGGAAGGACCGGCATCGGGGCGGGTGGCCAGCAACTGCTGCCACCAGACTGGCCGGCCTTCGTCGAACGGGCGGACGGGCCGCAGCCGGACAATCGACCCGAAGGCTATGGTGCCGGTTTCTGGCGCTGGGGCGGATTGGGTGGGCGCGCGGGCGTGCAACCGCTGCCGGCTGGCACCTATGCGATGAACGGCAATCGCGGCCAATATGCAGTGATCGTGCCGGGGCGGAACATCATCGTGATCCGGCGCGGCTTCGATCTGCCGGCGGCGCCCTTCCCGATGCCAGGCTTTGCCGCAGAGGTGGTGGCGGCTTTGGAGAAAATAACCAAATAGGCACATTGCGCTTGACAAGCGTAACGCTTTTGGTTATCAATACGGCATGCCTGCGGAATCGGCCAGCAAGCCTTCGGGCGCTGGCCGGGTTCCCTCCTCCTCATGCCGGAGTGCCCCTTCATGTCCGACGATGCCGCGCTGCCTGCCGCTGCCAGCACGCCTGTGCGCACCCGCCGGGACGACCGGCAGCGCGTTGGCACACGGCTGGCGCGCAAGCTGCTGGGCAGCCGCAAGGATCGGGCTGCCTTTCTTGATCTGCTCGCCCGCCACGGCGATCCGGCGCTGGCCGCCGATCGGCTGGGCCTGCCCTTGATGTTGCTGTTCCGCCATCGCGACACCGATCCGGTGTTTGCCGCCGAATGGCAATCGGCCGTGGGTTATGCCTGGGAACAGGTGGAAACCCGCGTGCTGGCCACGCTGCTGGAACAGCTGGGCCGCGATGATGGCACTGGAGACGGCGGTGGACAGGGCGGGGGCAAGCCGGCGCCCCGCGGCGGGCTGGTGGATTCCCGCCTGGCGCTGGCCATCCTGAATGGTCGCGACCGGCCGGTGACGAAATCCGGCCGGCGCCCCGGCATCGTCGAATCGGCTGGCGTTGCCCGGCTGCGCGCCGAAGTGCAGGCCCTGGCCGGTCGTCGCGACTGAACCACCACCCCGCCGGCCCGGTGCCGGCACCATGCGAGCCGCAGGGGTGTGGAGCTGTTCATGGCCGATGCTGCTGGCGCTGTGCCGTTTGTTGAGCTTTTTCAGTCGCTGCCGCTGGCCACGCGCCGGCGGCTGGTGCGCCGCTTTGGCGAGGACCAGGTGCTGGCCGCGATGATGGGCAGCGGCAGCCTGCGGACCGCACAGCTGCCACCGCCCGGTAACTGGGGTATCTGGGTGATCCTGGCCGGGCGCGGCTTTGGCAAGACCCATGCTGGCGCCGAATGGGTGCACGGCGCTGCGGCAGCCGGTGGCAAGCGTATTGCGCTGGTGGCGCCAACGCTGGACGTGGCGCGCGCCGTGATGGTGGAAGGCGAATCCGGGCTGCTGGCGCGGCTGCCGCCCGGCCAGCAACTCCATTGGCAGCCAAGCGCCAAGCGGCTGGTGTGGGGCAATGGCAGCGAGGCCCGGCTCTATTCGGGGGCGGAACCGAACAGCTTGCGTGGTGGCCAGTTCGATTATGCCTGGGGTGATGAATTTGCCCACTGGGCCGGCGGTGAAGACACGTTGATGAACCTGCGCATGGCGACGCGCCTGGGCAGCGATCCGCGGCTGTTGTTGACGACGACTCCCTTGCCGCTGGCGTGGCTGAAGGCGCTGATTGCCGAACCGGGCGTGGTGCTCACACGCGGCGCCACCGCCGACAACGAGGCCAATCTGCCACGGGCCTATCTGGCACGTCTGGAACGGCGGTTCGGTGGCACGGCGACGGGCCGGCAGGAACTGGCCGGCGAGATCGTGGATGATCTGGAAGGTGCCTTGTGGACGCGGGCGCTGATCGAACGCCAACGCCTGTCGGCGGCGGGGACCTATGTGCGGGTGGTGGTGGGCGTTGATCCGCCGGCGGCCGGCGGCACCTGCGGGATCGTGGTGGCGGCGCTGGGTGCCGACGGTCAGGCCCATGTGATCGAGGATGCCAGCGTGATGGCGCAGCGGCCGGAGCAATGGGCGCGCGCCGTGGTGAAGGCGGCCGACCGCTGGCAGGCAGACCGGGTGATTGCCGAGGTGAACCAGGGCGGTGACATGGTGACGGCGATGCTGAAATCGATCGATGCCGCCCTGCCGGTGCTGGCCGTGCGCGCCGCGCGCGGCAAGGTGGCCCGGGCCGAGCCGGTGGCAGCGCTCTATGGCGAGGGCCGGGTGTTTCATGCCGGGGTGTTTCCGGCGCTGGAAGATCAACTCTGCGGGCTGTTGTCCGATGGCCGCTATGCCGGGCCAGGGGCATCGCCGGATCGGGCCGATGCCTGTGTGTGGGCGTTGACCGCGCTGCTGCTGGCGGGCCGGACCGGCCAGCCGAATATTCGCAATCTCTAACCAAAAAGGTTATCCGCCATGCGATTGCCGTTCTTGCGGACGAAATCGGCTGCGCCCGCAGCGGGGCCGCGCATCCCCAGTTGGGCGACACCGCTGATCGAGGAAGGCGGCAGCTATGCCGGCCAGGTGCAGGCCGCGTTCCTCACCAATCCGGTGGCGGCACGCGCCATCCGCATGGTGACGGAAAGTGCCGGCGGTGCGCCGGTGATCAGTGAGCCGCGCGATCATCCGGCGCTGGCGCTGCTGCACAGCTGCGGCTTTGGCGCCTCTGGCCCCGGCCTGCTGGAAACGCTGGCCGGCCATATGCTGCTCAACGGCAATGCCTATATTGATGTGGCGGTGGGCAGCGATGGCCTGCCGGCGGCGCTGTTTGCGCTGCGTCCGGAACGGGTGAGCGTGGAGGTGGATGGCGACGGCTGGCCGGTGGCGCATGTCTATCGCGCCGGCACGGCGCAGCGGCGCTATCCGGTGGGAGAGGGCGGCGGTTTGCTGCACATCCGCAGCTTTCACCCGACCGACGATCATCACGGCGCCGGCTGCCTGGGCGCGGCGGCCAGCGCCGTCGCGGTGCACAATGCCGCGACGCGCTGGAACAAGGCGCTGCTCGACAACGCGGCGCGGCCCAGCGGCGCACTGGTGTACCAGCCAGGTGATGGATCGACGCTGAGCGCGGACCAGTTCATCCGGCTGAAGGCCGAGATGGAAGCGGCCTTTGCCGGCGCGGCCAATGCCGGGCGGCCGATGCTGCTGGAAGGCGGGCTCAGTTGGCAGGCGCTCAGCCTGTCACCGGCTGAAATGGATTTTGCCGGCATGCGCCAGGCCGCCGCGCGCGATATCGCGTTGGCGCTGGGGGTGCCGCCGCTGCTGCTCGGCATGAAGGGCGACAACACCTACGCCAATTATCGCGAGGCCAATGTGGCGCTGTGGCGGCTGACCCTGCTGCCCTTGCTGGGCCGGCTGTTGGGGGCGCTGTCGGCGCATCTTGGCTGGTGGTGGCCGGGGCTGGCGCTGAAGGTGGACCGCGATGCGGTGCCGGCGCTGGCCGAGGATCGCGAGCGGTTGTGGGCACAGGTGAATGCGGCCGATTTCCTCGATGCCGCGGAAAAGCGGCGCATTCTTGGACTGGAGGCCAGCCAATGACCGGTATCCTGGAAGGTTTGGTGGCGCAGGCGGAAACCCAGGGCGCCGCCCGGGTGACGTTGCAGGCCATCGTGGAGGAAGGCGCCGAAGCCGGCGCCGCGCGCGCCCTGAAGCGGCTGGGCCTGATGGACGAAAAGGCTGGCGACGACATCCAGGAACTGCGCGAACTGGTGCAGGGCTGGCGCGACGTGAAGAAATCGGCGCTGCGCAGCTTTGTTGGCTGGCTGATGCGCTCGATCGTGGCGCTGCTGCTGTTGGGGCTGAGCTTCAAGCTGGGCCTGCTGCAGGGCGAACGGCCATGAC